AGCCACCCCCTACAGTGCGACGTCAGAGAATGATCCACCAGAAGATGTGGCACGATAGACCTCTACATTAGAAAAGTCATTATCCGATGGGTTAGTCCACTCAAGGCTGATTGATTTATAACCAGCAGTTGCTGATATAGATGTCGGCAATGCAGGCGCAGTAGTATCTCCGACAGAGCCTTGGTTGGCATATACAAACCCACTCTTAACGCCAAGCGAGTTGATTGATCTAACTCTCGTGTAGTAGGTCGCACCAGCCTCAACTGGAGAGATTCTATAAAGCGTATCGTCAGTCACTACAGACTGAAATGTGCTGTTATCTGTAGACCACTGAACATCATACTGATCCACGAATGAGTCAGTACTTGCTGTCCACGAAACAACCATAGAGGTAACGATGGTTCCGTCTAAAGCAACACTGGTCTCAGCGTTAGCCTGTAATCCAGTAGGAGGTACAACACTGAATGGATCAGGTAAGTTTGGAGCAGGGTACGCTATCTCTTCGGCAGAGGTGTCATAGGTATAAATTGAACTATCATATTCAATTACATTGACAGTGCAGGTGCCATTATAATTTAAAGTGATTTCCTCAACCTGAAAAGGCTTTCCGACCCAAGCTGGAGTCGGATGGGTAACAGTGACAATATCGCCAACACTTAATTTAATCGACTCACTTGTTGCAGTAAAAGATGCCCTTGTTGCACTTCTCGATCTTCTGAGCATCACTCTTGCTAAGTCCCTAGCAACATAAAAGCTGGTCACTGTTTCTAAGTCCATATTCTCAACTAAAAGAGTGCCACCATCTTCATTCAAAAAGGTAGTTTCTTCTGTAGAGCCAGCATCAGGCCATACTGCTTGGTCTGGCTGGTAATCAAGTTCAGCGTTAGGAAACTTGACAATCATCCTGTTAAATTTGTCTTTCTTTTCCTCACCCTTGATCGAAATGCCACCAATTATTGTGTCTGTGTCAAATGCAAAAACACTAGACCCAGACTTGTCTATTTTTAACCCATATTCACCCTGAGTATAAGGAAGGAACCCACGGCATCCTTGAAGCATTGTTTTGATGTTAGAAAATAAAGTTTCATCGGTCTGCAAAACAGCGTGCGTCTGGAATATCTTTTGTCCTGATGGGCCGCCAGAATAAAAAGTCACACTCTCGTCGCAGTCAGTAGCTGCTGCTGCAAATGCAGTGTCATCAATCGCTGATGATGGCAACCCCTTCCCGTATCGCGCATTAGTAAGGTAATCACGAATACATAAGGCAGGGTTATCACTATACGCATTAGCCGCACTAGGACTTCTAGGATCGTAGACTTTCTTGCCACGCACTAAAGCAGTTATTTCAGGTATGCCGCTAAATGCGTCCTGATCCCACTTTAATCTTATTCCAATGTATGCAACACCACTTAGCTTATGTGCTGTAGTCCAGCCACTAGCCTCTGCCAACAATGAGTCATAGGTTTGATTGTCAGCACCAGTATGCACATTAACAGTGTAGAGGCCAGTATATTGACTGTCGGTAATAGGCTTATCATCTAAAAATATATTTGTAATGGCATCGACTTCGCCCTCACATAATGTCAAAGCAATATATAAGTATTCATTTGGATCGCCACCACTAGCATCTCTAGTAGAAACAAATACCCTGACACCACCGACCCGCCTAGTGCCATAAATTACAGGCAAAGGCTCGATGTTTGATTCTTTGTTAACAAGCACACCAGCCATAGCATCAGCTTGTTTTTTAGCCTGCTTTTTAGCTGATTGGATGCTGGAGTAACTAATTCCAGCAGATACTGCAAACAGTGCTGCGACAACCCAAAATGCCATCTACCTTTTACCCCATTTCAAGTCTTTAATTGTATTCGCGGCAAATTCAAACCCTTCATCATTAGGAAAGTGTAATGCTTGAGAGTTGTGGTTAGTTTTTCTGCCGTTTAATTTTTCGAAGTCAGCCCAATGAGAAGCTGTAGTTACGCTAATCTCACTAGAGCTTTCATCATCTTCGATTGAGAACCCTGTAATAAAACCATCGAACACTAATATCGGGCTTCCAACAACAGCATCATTACTATCAAGCACAGCCCTATATAGCTTAACAGGAACGTCAACATAATTTTGCGTGAGGAATATGCTGACATAACTTTGTTCGACAGAGCTAAGAGTTATATCTATACCATTGACAGCTAACTCTGCGGATTCAGATGAAGAGCCAAAGCTGAGAAAGTTAGCACTGCTGGCCCATGTGCTTGATAATGCAGATATGTCTCTATCCCAATCAGTTATCCTGATGGCAGTAGAAAAACCAAAATAGATTAGGGTTGCAAAATTAAATGAGTCACCCTGTAAAGCTGCCTCTGTGCTTGCATTGATCGATCTGGTCATTAGATTGCCTCAATAAAGTCAACTTCATATTTTACGAGTGAGGCCAGCCCTACAGAATATTGCTGCAAATCGTTATTTAAACGTACAGTAAATGGTACGTTATCATAAGTAATCGCAGTGTCATTTGCAGTAGCTTCACGAAGAGCAGGCTCAATAGTAAGAGTGCCTGATCCAGTTAAATCAGAAACCACCATATACACTTTATTATGGTTAGCGAACTTAATAACATCTCCAGCCTTTAGGGTGCCAGACAATCCGTCAATAACAATAGAAGTTTCACCAATACTATCTGCTCCAACTGTCTGTACAGTGCCTGTGGCATTGCCTGATTTAGAGCTTATTTCTGGTAGCACGATCTGAAAGGTTTCAGCCATGCCATTTTGTGCCATTATAAAAGCATAAACAGGAGCAAATTCTGCGGTAGTCAAAGGCGGGTATGTAGCCTTAAATTCAAACCGTTGGCCGCCAATATTGCGTACCTGAGTACGCCCAGACAAGCTCTCGCTCATTAGGTTGTATGACTTAGAGGTAAACCCGACCGAGTTAAAAACGGGGGTGCTGGGATAAGTTCCACTCATACTAGGCTCGCTGCTCCTTTGTTATTCATCGCTTGATTAATCATGCCAATAATCTGGCCTCTGCGAGATTGTAACAGTTGATCGAACCCTTTAGTGTCATTCGCCTGAATAGTAATATTTACAGCAGGAGCTACTCCTTGACCTTTGCTGTGGTCAATGACAGTTTCATTAGGATGCAGAATAGCAGGGAAACCACCCTTGCCGTCAACACCGCCAGCCCTTGAGCCACTACCAGTAAAACCACCGCCATCAAAAGACTGTGATCTAATCTGTGCAACCTGAGCAAGACCAGCAGTTACTACACCAGCAGCCATCATAAAGTTGACAGGTGGTGGGTAAGCACTCAGGGCTTTAGAGGCTCCAGAATAAGTGTTCATTATCGCCTGCCCAATCTGGAAGGCTTTATTAACCGCAAATAGCTTTTTGCTGTGGGCTGAAGATGCGGCAAACTGCTTGCCAAGCTCACCCACTACTTGCTGTGTCTTTTCGGTAGCTGTCAGGGCTTCAAACTTAGCCAAGTCAATAGCAGCCTTGCGCCTTATTTTATCTTGGAAAGTTTCTTTCTTTACAGCCTCCTCACCAGCCGCTGCTAATACTGCTGCGGGAGAGTTAGCGGCTACAACCTCTGCGGTTTCACGGGAGGCCAGTTTTATCTCTTCGTATGCGGCAAGAATCCCCTCAGCAGGATTCATCGTTCGCATTATTTCTATTTCGGTTTTGAGTTCTTGGATGCCTGCATTAGCATCGTCAAAAAAGGCAGTTATTCCATCACCGATTATTGGCTTGCCTAGCTTTTCAGCAATAGCATCGTATAAGCCTATAAACGGACGAATTGCATCTACTAGCTCTTTACCAATAAACACGGCCAGCTGGTAAAATACTAATTTAGTCTGCTTGGCAAATATAGACATAGAGTGCAACGCACCCTGAACTTTAGCAAAAGCAGTAACCAAAGCATCTGCTACACGTTGGCCAATATTACCAAACTCAGCAGAGTCTACAGCAGACTGCCTAAAGAGGTTCGCTACCGTTTCAATAATCGGAGCAAAAGCAACGGCTAACTGATTACCTAAGCCAGTGAATACGCCTTTAGCCCTAGTTATAGAATCATTAGCCGCTTCAATCTGTGCAGTGTCTGCTCGGCTCATAGCCAGACCAAGTATATTGGCCTCTTCTGCCATTCTAGCCAGACCCTCAGAACCACCTGCTAACGTATTAACAAGGGCAACACCTTCAGAATCAAACAGCTTCATAGCAAGGCGAACTTTATCTGACTGGCTTTTTACTTTAGCCATAGAATCAGCAATCACATTCATCTGCTGGTCTAAAGGTAATTGCTCTAGCTCAGACGCATTAATGCCAAGCTCATGCAATGCCCCTACAGCCTCTCCTGTGCCGTTAGCAGCCTCACTAACTCTTCGGGTAAGGCGTTGCATTGCCATATCCATAGTGCCAGCAGAAACGCCTGTAAGCTCTGCTGCATGACGCAACCCAGCTAAAGCCTCTGTAGTTATACCTATCTTGTCTGCCGTCTTTGCTAATTGGTCGCCTGATCTAAGAGATGAGACTGTCAGTGCAGTCATTGCAGTTGCGGCAGCAGTTATAACCACAACCGCAGCTTGGAAGGCTTTTTTAGCAACCGTGGCTAAACCGCTAATAGCTTTTGTAATAGTAGGGAATCGTTTTTTAACTTTGTCTGCGGCTTTACCTATCTTTGCAAAACCATTGCGAATGCCTGCGAATGCTGCTTCGGTCTTATCAAAAGCCTTGATTATAATGTTTACATTTTCAGCCATTAGATTCGCTCTGTATTTTGAAATAGGCCATCCATTCGTGGAAATGGTTAAGCGGCATATTTTCTGCTTCTTCTATTGTGAGGTGGAGGCGGTCAGCCAAGGAAAGCAGGTTCATCCTCGACTGATCGCTTTTTAGTTTCCCTCAAGTGCCTCAGATGTCTCAATCTCTGCAAACATCTGATTGGCAATTTCAGAGATAACACTTGTCTCCTCACCCATCAGGTCAATGCGATCCTCAGCAGAAGTAAAGAGCTTGGTGCCGCCCTCGTCCTCTGCCTTCATGCAAATCAAATCTACCATTGCACCGATAGTAGTGTTTTGAAGAAAGTTAGGGTGCTTCTTCTGCAACTGGTCTAAGTCATAGCAGGTAATGCTTCTGCAATACAACTTAAACGCTCCAGATTCGTCACCCCATTCTGGCACCTGTACTTCTCGTGCCTCAACCTTTCTTCTGCTGCGTAACTCTTTAGCTAATCCCATGGTTTAATCCCCTTATGCTGTTGCTTCAGTTACTGCTCCGCTGCACTGGATAGAGAAGCTGGCTTCTACCATACCATCGAAAGAACCAGTAATAGAGCGTGAAGTGACAATGCCGCCACCAGAGAAGTAAGTCTCGCCAGCGCCAGTGCCTGTTGGATAAATCTCAAAATCTACCGCAGCGCGTTCGTCTAGGATTAATTGCTGTGCATCAGCTTCGTCCCAGTAACACTCGATAGATACTGTATTGGTCTTTAGACCTTCTTTATAAGATCGTGCGGTATCACCCATCACTGAGTCTTCAATGGTATCTGCTGAACCATCAAACGTGAAAGAACGAACCTCACCCACAACGGCCACAGAGCCGCCAGATGCCGCGATTTTTACTACACCAGATGCGCCTGTTTTAGTCGCCATGATAATTACCTCTAATTTAAGTTAAGTTGTGCCGCGAGTGTACTGATACATAACGCGAACTGTAATAATAACCCCACCAATGGGGTCAATAGAACCTTCATCAATCTCGACTAAAGTGATCTGCGTATCTAGTGCATAACCACCGCGCAAACGATCAACATCAAGACCTTCTTCTATAGCCTCTATTATATTGTTTCTAGCAGAGTCAATAACTGACCCTTTAACATAACAGATTAGCTCATAATTTATCGTAGCCATACGCTGAGTAATTGACCCACCGATGCTACTGTCTGCCCTATCTTCACCTGCACTGCGGACAAGGATAGCAGGAAATTGTGCGCTTGATAACTTAGTAAAATCAAACGGCTCTCTCGTTACATACTTAATATCTACTGGCGTTTTAACCGCCTGAAGTGTTGCTACTAAGTTGTTTGCAATGTTCTCTCTTACACTCATTTCAACGCCTTAAAGAATACTTCGCCTAGTTGCTTTTGTTCTTTCGCGCTAAAGCCAAAAAACGGCCTAGTCTTATTGTTCATTGCAGCTTTCTTAGACTCAGTTGCACGGCTAAAGAATATCTCAGCTTGGCTTTGACTGGCTCTGGAAGTCATTGCACTTAACATTTGACCTGTAAACTGCAAATCAGGTCTTGCTCCTCTTCCTCTGCTGTTTCTAAATGCTGCATAAAGCGGGGTGTACTTTTTAAAAGACCCACCCTTAAAACCTTTTCCCTTACTTGTTCTGGCTTCAATAATATTGATACCAGCTTGAGCAGTGATCGATAGTGCTTTCTTGATGCTCGCTGAAAGCTCTTCTCCCTTCTTGCCTACACGCCTTCTAACGTCATCAATGTTATCGGCTATCTTGACCTGCATTATCTATCTAACCGCTGGCCGACAGGCTGCTTCTCATCGTAGTCAACAGTGCCATCACCGTCTTCATCATAATCAACGCCATCTGCCAATACAGATTCTAGCTCTTCACCGTATCGCGCTTTGTAAAAGTCGATCATGTTTCCGAATCGATCACCATCTACCCAGTTAGTCAACTGCGGCAGCGCATAACGCCATAGCACCAAATAAGCCGATACCGTGGTGAACTGCGTTGCTGTGAGCTTAGTGTTATCCATCTCACCAGATATATTCTTGCGGGGCCACCATTTAATCCGTAGCTCGCGCTGTATGTCTGCCTGTGCTTTGGGGTGTTCCAATACAAAAGACTCGATACCTAGATCGAGAATATCGGGGATTAGCTTTAATAAATCTGCGTCGCTTGAGTAAGCCATTACCATTTCACCTTATCTGCCCAGTAAGCCGCTGATGCTGTCTTATCTTTGCGGCCTCTTGCTATGTCTTTTGCAAACCTTGCCTTAAATGACCTGCGCTTGGCTTTGTCTGCTTCTGATTCGTTCTTGCGGGGCGGCTTGTTGTCTGCACCCTTCTGACCGAACCTAATTAACTTTATCTTGTCGCCTTCTTTAGCAAGTACAGCGTGGCTCTTGCTGTCATGCTTGGGGGTGCGCTTAGGCTTGTTGTAGCCCTCGAACCTTTCACCGCGATAAGTTATAGCCATGTAAACCTCGTAAGAAAGCCCCCTCCGAAGAAGGGGCAGTCAGTCTTACAGTACAGCGTCAGACAGAATCTCAACACCGAATGCATCGTCAAGCTCGGCTACGCCATATACAGCAGTAGCGTTCAACTCGAATGCGCGGAGTGACTCATCACGCTGTGGAGCAATGTTAAAGTCGCGCTTCATAGCGATCATCAGAGCTTCAGGAGCGAATACAGCACCCTTAGCATCGCCAGAACCGTCGATAGCTACGTTGGCAGACTCATATACATTGATGCCAGCGATAGTACCAACATAACCGTTACGCATTGCTTCGTTCTGCAAGTCGCCACCGTTTGGGTTAGCAAAGGTGTTAGTCAGGTTAGCTTTCAACTGGTACGCTTGGAAAGGATGTACTACAGCATTGATAGTGCCAGTAATCTTAGCAGCACGGAGAGTCGCAGCAGCCTTGAACAGGTCAGCTACAGTGATCTCTGCACCAGCAGCACCGATAGAGCTAGAAAAGCCGTCAAACAGGGCGATCAGGTCAGTATCGATCTTAGTGGCGATAGCGTTACCGAGAACAGTTCCTAGCTCTACAGCAGGGTTGCCGTCACCGTAGGTAGCCATATCAGTCAGCAGAACCTGTGCGCCTACTTCGCCAACAGTTACAGAAACTGAGCTAGTAGATACAGTGGTGCTTGACATATCAGTGCCTTCGGTCAAGTCAGCAGCAGCGATTGCTGGGTACTTAGGAACCTGAATGGTCTTGCCAGCAGTAGATTGGATGTTGTAGTTAGTTACAAGACCCATCATTAGTGATTGCTCTTCGGCAGTGAAACGAGCCTGAGCGACGATATTGACGAACAGGTCATCGAGAGTTGTTGAAGTAGTTGCAGCCATGATAAATTGCCTTTAAATAAAATTAGTTTGTGGTTTGTGGTTACTTTTTCTTCATAGCAGCAAATGCTTCTTTGCCACCATTTTCCCAGTTTGCAACCATATCTGCCACAGATTGAGGCTTCTGCGTAGAGCCACCAGCGTTACCCATCGATCCTGTGCCACCTTGTGACGCTTTGACCATGTGTGGGTTTACTGTCAAGAACTCTGCTACCATCTCGCTGACTGATAACAAATCACCGCTGTCATTGTATCGCGGTACTCCGTTAGCGTCTAGCACCTCGACCGTTCCGTCATCTGACAGTCTGGTCTGGTCTTTTAGTAACTGAGAGACTTGAGTCGGATTAACAGCGTTACTGTTAGAAGCTGCACCCAGAATCGCTCCATCTACTAGCGTCTGTTGCAACTTGCTTTTGTAACTCTGTATCTCCATGTCTTTCTTCTCGACCGTTTGCTTCAGGACTTTATCGAACTCCCCGCGCTCTTTCTGTCGCTCCAACTCTGCGGCTTCTTTTTTTGCCAACAGGTCTTTAGCTTCATCAAGGTCAACGCCAGATAGTCGTTTATCGAACTTGCGCTGCTCTCTAGCAACACGATCCGCAACAATGCGGTCTAGTTCATCCTGAGTAAAGGTCTTGCTTTCCTGAGTTTCTACTGCCGCAGTTTCAGTCTCTGCTTCTGTTTCCATGATTTCATCGCTCATGTCGCGTGCCTCTTAAAGAGTATTGGTGAATCGTTAGTCTAGCATAAATTTACTTTTTTGGTTTCTTCTTCTTCTTTGGTCGCCCAACTTTGCTACCGTATGTGCCTTTACCTTGTGGCATGATTATTCCTCTTCAAATACTGGTCTAAATGAATGCCCGCAGTTATAGCCACCGCGAACGATGAAAGGGTCACCAGCGGCTTTACCAGCCCAACTGCCTGACCACAAATCTTGGATTTCTTCATCAGTAAACGTCTTACCCTCATGCTCTCGACAAAAAGGTCTCGACGTTGCAATCAAACGGCCAACATATTTCCACTTAGTTGCGCCAGATTCTTTGCCTATTGCAGTGTTAACCGATGCATCAAACTGCATAAGGCTATCGTGTACCTGTTGCTTTGCATACTGTGAAAGCCTGCCGCCTGCTACTTCCTTAATGACCTGAACGCTTGCAGCAAAACTAGCACCAGTCAGGGTGTTTCTGTATACCTCTCGGCTAATAGCGTCCAGATACTCTGCGCCTATATCTTGGAAACCTTGAAACTGCAATGACTGCAACTGACTTATTATGCGCGGATCAAGTTGTGTAAAACTTCCGTAGGTGCCTAGCATTTCATAGGTGCTGGCAGCAACAGCCGTATACTCCCTGACTATTCTGTCTACCTCAGCAAGATACTCTTCTTCAACTATCTGTCGTATCTCTGCCCTTGCTTGAATAGCCCACTCTAAATCGAATAGGTTGCCATCCTGCAATGGGGCTGTAGCGAGCAACTCAGTAATCCTTTGCTCCAGAGTAACCAGTGCTGCGGCTAACTGTCTCTGATGGGCATCAGCTATCTGATTAAGCTCTTCAACGTGATCAACGTCTGCTGGCATTAGCTTTCTTCAACTACCTGCTCGTTGAACTGACCTAGCACCTGTGTGCCAGACTCAATTTCAGAATGCGCTCTAGCCAACTGCTCATCGTCAAGCACAAGATCACTAATCTTCTTGTCTATCTCCTGAGCTAAAGTAACAGACCTAACGCCTGATGCTTTTAACTGCTGTAGGAACATCAACTCCTTGTCGTAGTCTCTTAGATCAAATGCGTCTGGGTAGAATATCTCCACATCTGGGGTGACATCCTGCCAATCACAGAACAAAACCCAGAGTTGCTCTTCGGCAAGCTCTAGCAAGTCAGCCTTTTCTGATAACTTAGCATTCAACATTTGGAATTCGGTCTGCATCGCTACGCCAGACATCACCTGAGCATCAGTCCCGCGCACAGCACCCATATGGCTCATGCGGTTGATTGACTCCACCTTATCGGTTATCGATGCACGAACAGCGTCTAGGTTCTGACCGCTAGGCTGTAACTGGTAAGGTTTTAACTGTGCGTCCATATCATCGGGCAGATTTATAATTGCACCAGCACCTGCACTAGCATCGGTGCCAAACGATTTAACCAGTGTCGGGTGATTAGAGATACGGATTAGCTGCTCGATCTCTGATAGCTCCTGATAGATAGCTCTTTGCATATAGGACGCATCTGCTATATCACTCAGCCCTATGCCTCTGGTTATCGATCTTTGTGCAGGCAGGAACACCGCAGGGATGCGACCCAGTACGTTGTCATCCACTTCAATCATCTTATCTAGGTCATTAACTGAGTGCCATTGCTCTACGCGGTCTTTGTACCAAACGCGGTAGTAAGTCTCTGTGGTTGTTTCGTCAACACGGATAACGCTTTCTCTAACCTTCAGGTAGTCAAGCTCAAAGCGACCACTCGGGGTGCGAGCATAGTTCCAATCAAGAACATTCTCAGGGGTGAACATAGTCACATAGGGTCTGATGTCTTGCTCAAGCTCTTCTGCTTTTGTTCCCGCTGTAGACTTAGGCTTATCCATCATTAGCCATACATGACCATACACACTAGACCAAATCTGAGCTTCACGCATAAACGCGTCAAAGCTGCGGCCATCGAGATCAGCATCTTTTAAGAAAGAATCAAGGGCCACGTTATTGGCTGCGCTGTTGTAAGCTCTAGTAGGCGGCACACGCCAAAGGAAGCTGCTGTAGATATGGACTATGTTTTTACAGTGGTTATCTAGGGGGGTCAGATCAAGTCTGCGGTCATAGTCATCTGTTGTTTCGGATATATAGCGCGTGAGGTATGCGCCATTGAAGTAATCTTGCCCACCCATGTAGCTGCGAACATAAAACTCCCAGCGTGCTTCGTACTTGTCATAATCAGGGTGCGTTGTATCTGCGTTCAATCTCATCAAGTCCACCTTTGTGGTTGTGGTGTGGCGTATTCAGTGCGAACTGGGAACAGGTATTCCACTAAGTAGCCGAGGGCATCGTTCATATGATCGTAGCCATCTTCTTTATTGGGAATGCTTGTGCCTTCTTTGTATGTCTGCCTTTCAAGTGACTTAATCGTCTGCTTGCATTTCGGGCTGATGTACAAATGCCGCTCACCATCACTTGACAGTAAACGACTATTCACAGCGTTGATTCTATCCCTGACCAATGCGTGCGAGTTCTTCGCCTTAACGCTAAATCCTGCGTTTTGTAAGATCGACAAATCTGTGCGACCACCAGCAGAGGTTTTCCGCTGTCTTGATGCTGGGTCTGGATAAACAATAATATTGCGTCTAGGGTAGCGTTCTATTATCTCCGCAACCATTTCATCAGTGTTAGACCCGTACATGACTATC